CAAGAGGTCAAAAAAGGGAAAGATGGAGTTTCTGTAAAACTCTATGATAAGCAAAAAGCTATGTCTGAACTACTGAAATTCTTTACCGTTGATGAATTGAGGCAAGCGCAAATTCGTAAAGTTCAATCTGAGGCGGACATTATCGAAAGTAAAGCATCGAAACTTGTGTTAAATGAAAAAGAGCAGAGTAAAGTACAAGGCCTCATTGATATTGGCCAAGCGCTTATTGGTCCAATAGATGAAGATGAGGAGAGTGATACCGATGAATGAGTTGAAATTATCGACTAAGCAACAAGAAAATATTTTTCAACCACTCAAAGGGATTCGGATGGAATTGAACGAGGGAACGATTCGTTCTGGCAAGACGATGTCAGACGCACAAAAGATGGCGTTGATCTATGCAGGGCATCCAGATACCAATCATCTTGTACTCGCTTATAACCAAGAGCAAGCCTACAGAATGTTTATGGATTGTGAAGGGTTTGGTCTTGAACATATCTTTGCCAGCTGTGCGGAGATTCGACACGATGAGCATGGCGACCACTTATGGATCAATCTTCCCACAGGGGAAAAGCGAATCTACTATAAAGGCGGCGGAAAAGTGAATGCTGTAGGTGCTATCACTGGGATGTCATTTGGGACTGTCACATTCTTAGAGTTTAATCTTCTAAACAAGGCGGTTATCGAAGAGGCTTTTCGCCGGACCAAGGCATCTAGCTTTCGTTACCATCTTGCAGAACAAAACCCACCGGCGCCAAACCATCCCAATTTAGAAACGTTAAAACCATTTATTAAAACAGGATCCTTTAAGTTCCGACATTGGCGGCCACAAGATAATCCTATTTTAACGAAACGATCATTAAAAGAATGGGAAGAAGAGTGTAAAGTTTCTGACTATCTCTACAAACGTGATTGGCTAGGTGATCGCGTGATGCCCGAAGGCGTGATCTATTCAATGTTTAATGAAGACGTTCATATGGCAAAAGAAATCATAGGAGAGCCCAAAGAAGTGTTTTTCAGTGCCGATGGTGGTCAGAGTGATGCGACCACTTGTTCATTGAACCTTGTTACTTGGAAAGATAAAAAGTTTTATCTTTATCGAATGGCTAATTTTTATCATAGTGGCGCCGATACGGGTGTCACAAGAGCGATGAGTGAGTATGCCAAGGAAATCAAGCAATTTAAGGAATGGTGTTACAAAGAGTGGTCATGGCTGCCTAAGCATTCGAAATTCTTTGTCGATCCAGCCTGTAAGTCATTGAGTGAGGAATTACGTGTCTTGGGTATTGTGACCACAAAAGCAGATAACAATTCAAAAGATAAAGTAACTAGCAATGGAACTAAAATTGAAATAGGTATCGAACGTATGCAAAGCGCCTTATCAAAAGGACGCTTTTTTCTTTACGATCATGAAGGTAAATATGGGCATTATTATTTTATCAAGGAGTTAGGGATGTATGTTCGTAATGATAATGGCTACCCGGTTGATAAAAACAACCATGCTCTTGATGAGTGTCGGTACGCAATCAATTACTTTACGAAACGCTATGTTCTTTAGTAGGAGGTGGTCCAGTGTCATTTTGGCAGTCAATAAAAAGAGTCTTTGGAAAGGGGGCGGTTGCGATAGGGGCGAAAAAAGAGCTACAAAGTATCTTAGATCATCCTAAGATTCAAATGAGTCGTGAAGAGTATGATCGTATTCAAAACAGTTTGCTTTATTACCAAGGGTACACGCATTGTGATTCAGATAAACGTGCAAAAGCGAATATCAATATGGCTCGCAAGGTTGCTTCTGAATACGCGAAGGTAATGTTCAATGAACAGGCAGAAATCACGATCGGGAAAGATGATAAATCTAAAAAAAATGATGAAGCCAGCGCTTGGATAGAATCTGTGTTTCAACATAATGACTTCAAGCGTAATCTAAGCAAGTACCTTGAGCCAGCAATGGCGCTTGGGGGCTTAGTTGTACGTCCTTATTTCAATGACCAATCAGGACAAATTGAGTTCTCATGGGCACTGCCTGACGCATTTTACCCATTGGAGAGTAGCACCAATAAAATCAGTCAGTGTGCGATTGCGTTTAAAACCATCAAAACCGAAGGCTTCAAAACATTCTTTTACACGCTACTTGAGTTTCACCAGTGGATCGACGGAGAGTATTGGGTGCTCAATGAGCTTTATGAAAGTGAAAAATATAATGTTTTAGGGATGCAGGTATCGTTGGACACTTTGGAACAATATGCAGAGTTGGATCCATCGAGGCATGGGGAAGAAATTGAACGCCCTATCTTCTCTTATTTCAAGACAGCAGGTTTTAACAATATCAACCCATATTCTCCGCTTGGTGTGGGTGTTTACGACAACTGTAAGCGAACGCTGGATCGACTAAACAAAGCGTTGGATGCGTTTGACCATGAAATTGACGTGGGAAAGAGAAGAGCTGCCTTTCCTGAATCTATGCTAAGTGGAATTCCTGACAAGGGAACAGGCGAAACGAAATTAACCTTTGATAAAGATGATGACTTCTATGTCATTGTCCCTGGTACGAACCCTGATGAATTTAAAATTACTGATTTAACGCATGATATTCGAACAGAACAATACATCGGAGCAATTAATCATCGCTTACGACTTCTAGAAATGGAAGTGGGGCTTTCGACGGGTACGTTCGTTTTCGATGGTGCTGGTGTACGTACGACGAACAAGACTGCAACCGAGGTAATCAGTGAGAATTCGCAGACATATCAGTCAAGAAACCAACAAACTACCGAACTGGAGGAATTTATTCGGGATGTTGTGCTGGCGCTGTGTGAGCTTGGCCGAGCCACAGAAGTTGATGGGAAACCATTGTTTAGTGGAGAATCTCCAAATCGTGAGGACATTGGCGTTAACTTTGATGATGGCATCTTCTTAGATAAAAAGTCAGAATCTGATTATTATCGTGAATTGAAAAATGATGGGCTGATTCCTGGATGGTTAACTGTAGCTAAAATAATGAAGTTGCCTGAAAGCGAGGCAAAAGATCTTTACCGACAAGCGCAATTGGATGTGGTCGACGAAACTACTGAGAAAATACGTGATTCTGGATACGAAGACTTCGAGGAGTGATTGAATGACAATTACGCCAAAGCAATTAGAGATTGAGGCTTCTTATGTCCAAGATGCTTATATGGCGATGGAAGATGAAATCATAAAGATGCTTGTCCGTCAGTTGAACAAGTCTACGAGAACGCCGCTCACAGAAGATAATGCGTTTCGATGGAAGCTTGAAAAGATGCAGCAATTAAATTTGTTGAATCAGCAATCGCTGCAGCAGCTGGTAAACGAAACAAATCAGTATTCTTATGATCAACTACGTAAGATCGTCGTGGACATGGGTTTTGAAGTCGTTTCTGATCTGGACAAGAATTTGTCTAAGCAAACAGGAAAAGAACCGCCTCCAAGGACTGAAATCGATAATGTGATGGATTCATATTTCAACCAACAGTGGCGTGATCTCGACAACCATGTCAATCAAACGCTGATCGACACCAATTACCCTGACAATCCATTAGCTAAGATGTATCAGCAAGTTTTAAACGATACAGTGGCCAAAATAATTGGCGGTACTAGAACGCCACAACAGGCGCTTAGAGAATCGATCTATGCGATGGTGGAAAAAGGGGTGATGACGACCTTTATTGATAAATCAGGGCGTGAATGGAGCCTTGAGCGTTACGTACGAATGGTTTTGAAAGCCACAACTCACAGAGTCTATCAGGATCTGCGACTTAAGCGAGGCTTAGAGCATGGCATTGTTACTGCGTTAATGAGTAGCCATGCAGCTGCTCGACCACACTGTGCCCATATACAAGGCGGATGGGTCTTGCTTGTCCGTACAGAGGATGCGCCAGAAGAGTTGAGGCATATTTCGTCAATTTATGACCATGGTTATGGTGAACCCGATGGCACACAGGGGATAAATTGCCGACATCGGTTGTACATTCAAATCTATGATCCGGATCTTGATTTTCACATGAAGCAGTATGATCCAAAAGAAGCGATTGACAATGCGGACTTGGTTGCCAAGCAACGACGCATGGAAGTCGCTATTCGTCGTGCCAAAAGGCAATTGAATGCAGCCATGACAATCGACAACAAAGAAGATGTCCAGCACTTTAAACAGTTGATCAGACGACGTCAAGCAGCACTGCGAGTATTTATCAACGAGCATGATCAGTTATTGCGCCGAGATTACTCAAGAGAACAAGTGTATTCATAAAAGGAGGGAATAGGATGAACGATCAAAATAAATTGAGTTTATCTGAAATCTTACTAGCATTTTATAAAGTTGGCCTGGCATTGAAGTTTGAGAAGAAACCGCCTGATCCACGAAGAATTGATACCAGGAGTGCTAAAAATGGAAGAGGATGAATTAGAAGAGTATTGGGAATTTAAGGATTTAGGTGTGTTTAGTCTAGCTCGCTAGGCTATTTATTTTGTCCTAAATATGACATAAAACTGTTTCAACTACCGAGTGAGCGGTATAACTCACACTCTAACTGGTACCAACCAGAATAAAAAGGAACGGAGAATGAATCATGGAATGGATCAAAGAAATTTTGTCAAAACACGTCGGAGAGGATGGGAAGTTTGATCTAGACGGGGCAACAAAGGAAATCAAGTCAGAGTTTCCAAAGAATGCTGTGCCGAAAGCTGATTTTAACGACAAGACACAAAAGTTAAAAACGGCGACTGAAGATTTAACC